AGATTCGCCAGTGTTCCTGCATCAACCAACTGACGAATGAGAGAAGTACCAGACTTGGCAAAAGCACCAACAAGGTGAATAAGGCCGAAATAGTAAAAACCAAAGCCGGGAACATATCCGTAATGTACAAAATGCTGCCGCTTCGCATACGTTTCATCGTCTGGCTCCCAGTTACGCCGAATAGCTAGGATCTGATTTGATCCTTTCTCGATGGTCACTACATACGGCAGCGCAATACCCGTTAACTCGCCGTTTTCATCTCGATGTTCATGACCAGGCAGGTCCAACTCCACGTGCATTTCAAGAATCTTGTAGCGCGAGTCGGTTGAAGCACGGAATCCCAGCTTCTCTGCGATCTTCTTCTCTACTTCATCCAACATATTGTTGGGGGGACCAAGATCTATGTCTGCATAGAAGCCAGACACTTGTAATCGGCGCAGTTCGTTCTCTGTTTTACGCATGACATGGGTCACACGCTCCGCAGATTCAAGATCTGATGCGCCATAAGGCACAACAATGTCTTCTGCCGGGACAAAAATAGAGACTTGCCGCTCAATGCTGGGGTCGTAATAGACTTTTTTGAACGCGTTACCAGAAAGTCCCAAGCCCCAGAGCATCCGCTCATGTTCAGGCCGGTACTCTTTCATGACATCCATCAACTGGTAGTTCATGTCGTCCTGCACACGCTTGGCGGACTCTTTTTTCTCAGGCGTTTCTTTGCCAATGATCTGTGTTTTCACCGGACCAGAGGCGGGAAACGTGGACATCATCGTTTCAGACTGGAATTTCACCAGGGCTTCGGACAAAAGCGGGTGGTACACACCGCAAGCGCCTTCCCATGGTTCAGCCCGGTCTTCTAATTTCATTCCAAGAAGCTCTAGGCCATCTACATATGTCTGTATCCAGTCTTTTCTGGAGGCTACGTCTTCGTCATAGTCGCCAATCAACTCACCAGCGAGACTCGCAACGACTTCATCGTCCATTGACTCAACAAGATTGGCGTTGAAGTCTTCATCAGTCATCTCTTTTTTCTCAAACTCAATCTCAAGATCACCAATACCAATCTTGACCGACTCGGGATCTTCGATTTCGATCTCAATATCGGGTTCTGCTGACATCTCGGGCATCACGCCGAGGGGAGCTTGACTCAACGACTTTTCAATAGCCATGATTTATCCTTCAGTAATAAGGCTCGCGCCTTCTAAATTGTTGCGGTTCATCTTCCATGTCTAACTCGACACGCACAAATCCGCCTTTTCTAAATCTCATCAATGCCAAAGAGACGGTATCGACATAGTCATCATGTTCTCCGCCAGGAAAAGACGCAACTTCATCAACAACTTCTTCGGCCCACCTCTTATTAGGAGCCCAAACGCGCCCAGAGGCAAATATATCGGAGATTGCATTCAATCTGGTAATTTTGTCGTTGCCCCGAACCGGCGTGAAATCCTGCACAGGGATGCCCATCGCTCTTAATTCGTAGATCAACGGCGCACCAGACGCCTTCTTTTCAATAATTACAGAGTCTGGCTCCCACTCTTTGTACTCTTCTATCGCTCTTCGCTTCAAAGTCGGGAACTCCATCCTGTCTCTGAAGGCATTTAGAAGAATGATGTTCGTCTGCTCGATCCCATTTTCATCAGGATGTTGGAAAATTCCCCACAAAGTACACGCCGAGTAGTCAGCTCGGTTGTTTGCTTCAAAAGCTGTATCCCACGCCATCAATGTGAACTCACAATACGGAGGACTTTCCCCCTCCCAGACGTTCCACCACTCTCTTTTGATGATCGCCGCGGACTCAGATGTCGGGTTTTGTTGGTACTGCGCCATCCATTTGCTGTTGGGCAGCTCATTTCTCAGCGCCTGTAGTTCTTCTATCGGCCAGAACTCAGGCCACAAAGGCTTACTCGACGGCAAAATTGCAGGAAATTCTATGACTTCCCACTCATCGCCCTCTCTCTGAGCGCTTGCCTTCAACACCTGACCCGTCAAATCTCGCTTTGACCACCTGGTCATCACAATAACAATCGCTCCACCAGGCTGAAGACGCTGTCTTGGACCGGACGTAAACCACTCATACGTCTTGTCATAGATCTCAGGATTGATCTCAGCGAGCGCCGCCTCTTGTTCCGAGTGCGGATCGTCAATAATCAGTAGATCGGCACCCTTACCTGTAACAGCACCCCCAATACCAATAGCAAAATACTCCCCGTTCGCATTCGTAGACCACCGCCCTGCCGCTTTAGAGTCTTGCCGTAGTGCCACATTTGGGAAGATCTTCGTATACACATCGCTGTCTACAAGGTTCCTGACTTTCCGACCAAATCCGACAGCAAGTTCTGCCGTGTGTGAGGTCTGGATAATCTTCTTATCAGGGAACCTTCCCAGAAACCAGGCAGGCAAAAGAAAGGACGCGAACTCCGACTTGGTATGCCGTGGAGGCATATTGATGATCAGCCTCTTTAATTTCCCCGAGGCGATCTCTTCAAACTTCTTCGCCATGACAGCATGGTGCCTGCCCGATATAAACCCAGGCCACATGGTCTTTACAAAGGCTAAGAACTTCTCTTGCCCCTGCTCTCTCTTAAGCGCGTCTTGATACTGAAGCGCCATCTCTAAAAGAGACGCTCGATCCCCATCGGGCAGTTGATCTATCAGCTCAAGAATCTTCGGGTTCAATCTTATGTACTCTCAAATAAGCAGGCCGCACAGACCTCGCTCTATTAGGCAAACCCTTCAAATGCCCCGCCCGCAAAAGCGACCGTATCTTCCGATGCACATTCCCCCGCCCCTTGTCTCCGGTAATCCGCATGATGTCATCTATCGAAGGCCCGAACCCAAACTTGTTCCACCAGCCATCAATGACCTGATAAATCTCTCTCTGTGCGTCCGTCATATCTACTGTAACTTTTGTTACAAACTATATCTTTGTTACAAACTATAACAATGTTACGTACTGTAACAGCCTGTTACAGTTGAATCCCCACTGTAACACCCTGTTACAGTTGGAACTGGTCTCGTCAACTGTAACATTTGTTACACCCCACCTTTTTCTGGGGACCCATTTTCGATATGGGGGGTGTTTTCTATAACGTCCTCTGGGCCAAGGGAGGAGGTTTTGGAGGGGGGAGGGGGGTCGGAGTCAAGTTGGGATTCAGTGTGCGATTGGTTGTGCGAAATACTATGCGTAGTATTACCCGCCGCATCGCTGAGAATTTGGGGGGTGGGGGTGGCACCCTCCTCGCCTGCCGCGTTTCGCATACTCCCCCCATCGAGCTCGGCCAGTAGTTCGCTGGCGTCTACATCCACCGCGTTCGATTGCATGGCGAGCCGGAGCGTGGCCAATAGTTTTTCTTTTGCATCCTCGGCGTTCGTTACTTTCACAACTTCGCGCCGCTCAGTAAATGCCGCGACTTCTGTAACCGTGCCCAATGCCTTGAGCGCCTGCACGCGCGTGGACGGTGGAAAATCTTCGTTTAGTGCCGCCTGGGTCAGCTGGTGGATTACCAGGGCGCGCAAGTGAGCGGGTGTTTGATACTTCTGCGCCTCAATAGCCGCCTTGAACGCGTCTGCTTGTGCCTGTATATGGCTTTTCGATGCGAGTTCCACTCCCCGACGGCTGGCAGTCGATGGCTTGGCTTTACTCCCTGGCCTACTCTTGCGGTATGCCCCAGCTTTACTCTCCCCCATTGCAATAGCCCGAGCGAACTCCCTATCCTTCGCGGACAGCTTGATTTCACCGGTAGCACCAGCCGCTCCTAGTAGGACGACATCCATGGGGACAGTCTCTAGTGCTTGCTTTATATCCTTACGAGAGAGTTTCATTTCAGCCTTCCGCCCTTCGGGCTAAAACCCCGAGCCTGGCGCCTGCCACCAGGGTACAAATAGGGAATAGCCGAATCCTATCAATTACCGCAACCGATTGCAAAATATCATGGCACCAACCAGGGAACCAGGGCTTGACATGCAATATCATATAAATGCAGTACCGATTCACACAAACACGGAGAGCAACACCATGGCAGACATTACCGACCGCCTATTTGAAGCCAGCAAGACAAGCCAGGCAGGGAAAGACCTTTGGAGTCTTTACTGCACGCTGGCCGACGATGTAGAGGGCGACGAACTGGCCAGCCGTTTCGATGCTTATGTCGACGATCTGAACCCTGAAGCTAGGGCTCTGTACCGCGCACTAGTTAAGTAATCAACAAACGGAGAGAAACCAATGATCACCTACAAGACGGGACGCAACTACGGCACCGAGCAGGTTCTACAGATAACCGTAGAGCAGGACATCGAAGCCAAATATGCAATGCGCAATATTGTCGCAACCTTCGTTGATTCTTCGCGCCGCATATCTGGCCGCGTGCATACCACGCTTTTCGGGTCAGACGATATCGGCGAGTCTGTCCTCAGAGAGTATGACGCCGGGCGATACACAACCATTTAACAGGAAAAAACCGCCACCATGAAAACCGCCTTCTGTCTGCTGACCGCCTGCACCATTGCCCTGGCTGGAGACTTTAGCCCGTTCGCATTGCGTGCAGTCGCAGGGTTCACCATCGCAACTCTATTTTTCCTTGCCCTTTTATCCCTTCACAAATAGGAGCGCTTGACAATGCCCATCATCATGCAATGCAACCCCACGGACGCGGGCGCCACGCCTGCCACCGTTCACGGGAACCAGATATACACCCGCGCGACTCACCACGGACTGGTACTTGCAACACACGAGCGTAATGGATATGACGACTCCGACTTTTACGCCGCCGCTTGGAACCCCGAAACCCAAACGATTGATTACATTTGTTACGCCACCACGCGCGGTTGGACATATGGCAACGGGGCTATTGTCGATGCCACGCCCGAAATATTCGCCGCCGCCCGCCAATACCTAGAAAACCAACGCAAAGCACTTTGCGCCGCATGGGACGCCCTGGCCGCTCAGATACCGGCTAAAGGTTCCACCGTCCGCGTGCGGGTATCGCGTGGCAAGAATGCCCGATTCAATAACTGCAATGGCCGGGTTTTCTGGACTGGTGCGGGATATGCCCCCGGGTCAGAGCGTGCGGGCGTGGAAATTAACGGAGAAAAGGTTTTCTTCGACGATCGCAATATTTGGGCAATTCTCCCCAATGGGGAACCCGCAGAGTACCGATGGGACGAAGCACGCGCGAAATATTACGCAACACGCAAGTGCTCAGCCACCGACCCCGATTTTCTTTCGACTTTTTAACCCAGGAGAGTAAAACCATGCGTGACTACTTAGAACTTGACTCAGTACCCATCGAGGAACCATGCGCCGCCGTGGGTGCCGACGACTACGCGAAACGAGCCCGGCTGGAATGCCGCGCATATATCGATCAACTGGAGCGGACTTTCCCCCAGGCGATTGACGCGGGAGTCTACTTTACGACCCGCCGCCACGCGCACGACTTTGGCACTTATTACACCGTGGCCATAGCCTACGACGACGACGACGAAACCGAAACACGCGCCGCGTACGAAATCGAAGGGAATATGCCCGCGCATTGGGACGAAGACGCCCGAAATTTTCTCGCCGCCAACGGATACGACACCGTACCCGCTTAAACCACACGCCCGGGAGACCGGGCATTTTCAGGAGATTAAAACCATGACTTTTAAAGAAATCCGCGCCCTTTTTTGGGAGACGCACCCCAAATTAGAAGCCCAGGCCCGCAAAGCCCAACGCATCAGCAAACCGCAGAACGACCAGGACACGGAAACCCGATGCGCCTTCGTTGATTTTATCGACGCGCTACACCGTGCCGGCCAGATCAATGACCGCACCGCCGATCGGATTACCCTTTAGAGGTTTCCCATGCTTAAAACCGTCCGCATATCCCAAAACTCCAAAACGGGCCCAATTGCCACGACATATCGCGCCGGGCACCGTAGCACATACGGAACATGCCCCAAGACTTGCGGTTTACACCCCGCACCCGAGACGGGCACGGAAACCATCGACGCCGACTATCTGGCCGCTCTGTTGGATGCCGTGCCCCCACGCGGGCAAGCCTGGACATATTCCCACTTTCCCGCCGACCAATTGCCACGCCCCGAGCCTGGCAAAACCGTGATTAATGTATCAACCGACACCATGGACGCCGCCGTGGATGCCCTGGAGAGTGGACGCCCCGCAGTCGTGGCCGCTCCTGCGGGTACTGAATGGAAGGGGGTTTCCTATCGGGGCACGCGCTTTATTCGATGCCCTGCCGAATTGTCCGACAACTTTACCTGTATGCAATGCGGAAACGGGCGCCCACTATGCGCCCGACCCGAGCGAAATTATGTAATCGTGTTCGTTGCCCATGGCCCAGGCGCAAAAAAAGTGGGCTATGACACGCCGGGCGGATGCTACGGAGACGGAGGAAAGGTCGCAATTGCCTGGCACGGTACACGCAAAACCGGGGCACCGAATGACGCGGAGACCGTGCGAAACTTTGCCCGCTCACTCCCCCCAGGCAGTCTATTGCGGCACCACATTGCCGGGGATTTAGGCGCTGAAATTTAACCAGGAGATCATATAGCATGTACGAAACACCCTATATATTGGAAGTCACCGCCCCCATGGGGAAACTATTAACGCCAATTCGACGCAAGGAAAACGCCTTCACGCGGGGCTCAGAATGGTTCGACGGCCCTTGCTTATTCCCTGGTCAAAAGTGGGCTCTTGACGCCTGGCTGGAGTGTAACCACGCCACGCAAACAATCTTTTATCGAATGATAGAGACGCCAACGACCGCGGGCACGCTGGACTATACGGACGAGGAGCCCTGGACAACCGTCGATTGGAGAGTGCTAGACCAAGACGGACGCCCCGTGGAGTGGGACGAACTAGACCGATTTTTTAACCCTGAGGAGTAAACCATGCAGACTTTTACTTTTTATTCTGACCCTGGCCATGGCTGGCTGGCAGTGCCGCGCGAACTACTGCACGAACTAGGCATTGCCGACGAAATCAGCGGATGCTCGCGCCAACGGCTGGAGACCGTTTTTCTAGAGGAGGACTCCGACCTTTTCAGGTTTACCCGTGCAATGGGTGCCGCCGGTCGTGAGTTTAAAACGCTGGAAGTTAACGAGCCCCGGTCTGATTCCTTCGTCCGTTCGCTCCCGTCCTATCGTGCGGAGGTTCGGTCATGAGTGCATTTTTTGATTGGGACACGACACCCGTCCGCAATGCCCTGATTGCTGAATTAAAGCGGCAGGGTCGGAGCATAAACCCTAAAGATTACGAGGAGGGCGAGGACGATTGGGGCGAGATCTGCACCATAGACTTGCCCGAAATGGTCGGAAAGGAATTTTATACGCCCGAATGGGATGTAAACATCTGGGACAACGAGGGCACCTTTACCGTGACCGCATACCCCATGATGGACGAGGAGGGGGAGTATTCCTCCTGGATTACTTTAATCGCCGTTCCATTTGGGGAGAGATCATGAACATGACGCAATGGGCCACCCTGGCATCAGACCGGCTCTTAGGCCGTCGCATAACGGGCGTGCGGTACATGACCGACCGAGAGAGAAACGCCCTGGCCTGGGACTGTAGAGCCCTGGTTTTAGAGCTCGACGACGGGTCGCAGGTTATCCCGTCAACTGATTGTGAGGGCAACGCGCCGGGTGCGTTGTTCCTCGTCTCCCATAAGGGTTATGAAACCCTGCCGCCCTACTAGGAGAAAACCATGGGCCAGATGATTTTTATCTTTTACTTCGTCGTCCTGGCGATATGCGCGGGATTAATTTACTTAAATATTTTAGGGGTGTGATCATGAACGAAACGATTTACATGCTGGACACTATCAAGCCGAAATGGAAGGCCCTAGCCTTCGAACATTTCGTCAGTCATTGGAACCATGAGGAGGCCACCGCCGCGACCGCGTTCGATAACTTGCTGGAGTGTACGGGCGAGGAACTGTAAGGGGTCGTGGAGGCCCTGGGGATTGTCTGGTGGAGCCCATTCGACCGAACCAGCGACCGAGACATTACAGACGCGATGCTATGCCTAGCCGAATCGATGCAAGCCTGCGAGGGGAGATCATGAAG